AGATTTGGAATATTTAGAGATCAAGATCCAGAAATCGTGTTATTTTATACAACACAGGGGGAAATTGCGGATATATCTAAAATTGTAAATTTATCGTTATGGAAAATAGAAGCACATATCGATGCAATCCGCGAAGATACTGAATTTTTAATGAAAATGGTTGCAAGTGAAATAGACGAACTTATATCTGATATATTTGGTGTTTGGAATACACCTGCGGCCACAATTGCAATGATTTAAATAAGGTAAATAATTAATAAAATCATAAATTTTCATTTATAAAAAAATCTTTGGTATTTATAAATGAGGGGTTATTCTAATCTGTATTTTCTTCAAAAGTTAGCTAAACGTAATGGGATTTCTATTTTTAAACTAAGAAAAGACAGAAAAGGTTACACTAGGACTTTGTTGACTATACCTCAACTAAAGTCTAGATTAACAAGACATGGAATAAGTTATAAAATGAATAAGTTCGGAATGCAGAGTTCTTCAGAACCCGTTAGATCTTATGCTCAAGTTGCTCGCGAAGCAGTTGAAACAGAAAGCTTAGGTGCTCCAGTTAGAGTACTACTAGAACGTGTACTTGCTCGAATTGAAGTTCCTGCTCCAGCTACTAATCGCGAAGATTTACTTGAAGCGTACAGATTAATTAGGATGCTTCCTCAGGCTTCTTTAGAATCGACGCGTGCTCAACGCGATTTAGATAGTGCCGAGACTCGTAGTCGACTCGGATGGCGCACAGGAATAGGTGGTAGCGGAGACATAGAAAGTACTACATTTACAGAAGGTTTTAGAGGTGACGATAGAGAAATTGTTCTTCCTCGAATTACATCTGGAAGACTTCCCAGATTTGAATTGCTTAGAAGATACATGCGAAATATAAATCCCCGTGACAAGACACCAACTGGTGATACTTACGATAATTATCCAACTACTTCTACCCGGGCAATAGAATATGATTATGAATAGAAGGCGCGTGATAATGGCTAGAAATACAATTTAAAATATTTTAAAAATATTTATAATATAATAAAATGAATTATAGCCGTGGTGCGCCGTATAGTTACAATGATTGGCTGCGAGATATTCGCGTGGAATTAGATATTCCACCGGGTGGTAGCGAAGCGTATCTAAGAGATAAAGCAAAATACGATAAAATTAAAAAGGCAAGCCGTGTAAAAGTAAATAAAAAATGTCCACCAGGATACAAATACAGACCAAAACGCAAACCTGGTCAAAGAAAATGTGCTAAAGAAAAGGTTAGAATATATCTCAGTTTTCTTCAAAAGTTGGCAAAACGTAATGGGATTTCTATTTTTAAAATGAGAAAAGACAAAAAAGGATACACAAGAACTTTATTGACTATACCACAACTAAAGTCTAGATTAACTCGTAATGGAATAAGTTATAAAATGAAAAATAAGTTCGGAGTTTTACAACCGACAAGGAGCATATCCGATTCAAGAAATACCCGTAGAGATTCTGAAGACGCACTCCGTGAGATGTGGAATCAACGCCGAAACCGTGTGCGGGAACGTATGCGTAGAGAAATTGCCGGAGATATTATTTTTCCAGACCGCCCATGGCATAGAGCAGCACCCCCTTATGCGACTACTATTCAAAGATACGCCCGCGGAATGATTGCGAGAAATCCAACTAGTCAAGATGCAAGATATTTGGAATCTAATCCACCAGGTGCTGGAGCAGCATTCGGAGTTTTACCCATGGGTGGAGGTAAGGGTCCAGAAGAACCGGAAGATCCTAGAATAGCATATGCAATCGAGAAGAAAAGAAAAATTGCTGAACAAAATAGAAAATGGCGTGCAGCCAAAGCTGAGGAAACTGCTGAAAAATATGAAGCAATAAGAGAAGCCGGAATGGATAGAGCAGCAGCAGACGCTATTCGCTTCATGGGTATGACTCCTAGAGAGAAAGCAACGGAACAGGCAAGACAACGCAGAAAACTCGCTAAACAAGCAAAAGAATATATGGCAGCACAAGCGGCAGCACAAGCTTTACTTGCTTCGGCATCCGGTGCAGGATCGAGTTCGAGTGGTGCAGGACCTAGTACGGCTGGATTAGATTTTACAATACCAGATGTTGATTTTGGTAGAACGAGATATAATTATGGAATGCGTGAAGTGTGGCAGTAAATATTAATACATTTAAATTAATCATTTATTTAAAATTATATATAGACATAAGATATATATAATTAATAATAATGGATAATCCACTAAAACTTTGGTTTTATTCAACTGGAAAAATCGTAACGGATAACTCACTTACTACACATTATTCTATGGAGGGATTTAAACTTAATTTATCCGAGGATTACGTTACTTTTCAAGAACTTTATGCTAAAAATATAAAGTTCAAAAACTGCTTAGTCGAGAAAAAAACCGATTTTTTTAGACTTTTTATAGACTTTGATGTACTTTCAGAGATTATAGTAGATGAAGAACCTTATTTAAAGTGTATTCAAGATGTTATATATAATATTTATAATATTAAAGATCTTAAATGTATTTCTACTATTCCGGATAAAAACATAGAAATTATAAAAGAAAACAAAAAGTTTATAAAACAGGGATTTCACTTTCACTGGCCAGATTTAATCGTTGACGTAGAAACAGCTATTAAAATTCGTAGTAATATTTTAGTAAGCATTAAAACAATCTTTGGAAAAGTAGAACATTTCGATAACGACTGGGAAAAGATAATAGATAAATGTGTATACAAGAAAAATGGACTTAGATTAATAGGTTCCGATAAATGTACAATCTCTGACAATACTCGTGTATATGAAAATCGTGTATACATTCTGAAAAATGTATACATAGATAAAATTTCTAATAAAGAAATGGTCGAGTACTACACGAATAACATACTCGCGCTAGTTAAAGATACAAGTATAAGAAGCGATAAAACTGAAATTACAAAATATATTAATTTAAACGAATACGAAGAAGAGCCGCAAGTATTAAATTCTGAACTTATATCTATTTCTAAACAAAGTCCTATTTATATAGAAATTAAAAAATTTTTTAAAAATCACGCAACTGGATACAACGTAGAAGATCTTGGTAATATTTCAAAAGTAAATGGAAAAGATATGTATTTAATTTACACTAAATCAAAGTATTGTCAAAATAAAAATGGATTTCATAAAAATAATCATATATATTTTAAAATAACACCAACCGGACTTTGTCAAAAATGTTTATCACAAAATACAGGAATTCATGGTTGTTGTAGAGATTATCAAAGTGCTTATGTGCCATTGAGTATGGGCATTTTATCTGCATTAAATTGGAAAAAACCAAAAGAAAAGGTCTCGTGTTTTCAGGAGTCTTTTAGTATCAACGGTCTTTTAGAAAGACTCGAGAATAAACTAACAAACAAACATTCATTTAGTGGTCCGGGAAAAAGAAAAAATACATTATAAATGCAATTCCTATCAATATACCTATTACTATTTTACCCAAAGAATTTAGTTGCGAAGTAGACGCTACTAACGAAGGTAGATTTACATTTATAAAAGATGTAACCTGTTCTGAATGTAATATAAAATGTACAAATGTAATTAATAAAATTATTTTACCATTTTTTTCATTCAAAAAATTTTTAAACAGTTCTGTCGGTGTAATTTTTTCAGGATTTGTAGTATTTTCTTCTTTAGACAAAACACTTATTTTACTTGAAGATTTAATTTCTTCAACTTGGGTTTTATTTAAATCACTCAGTTTACATTCAAAATTAGACATTATTAGTTATTACATATTTAAATACTTTTTTTTTAAACGAATACTTTTTTTTAAAATTAATTTATTTATCTTATTATAAATGGGAATAAGCAATATTGCCGTAGATACTTTTAGTTCCTCCGGATCTCAGTCTGTAACTAGAGCCAATGCGGCAGACAGTTCAAGACAAATTACATCTGACTTCATATCTAGACCTCCTTTAAAATATATTAACGGATCTGGACCTACAGTAATTAGAGGTACACTAACGTCTTTGCCTAATAGCAGCGAAAACATAGTTAATAACGTGGATACGTTTCGTATACCAAACAATATCGACGCAATTAGTGAGATGAATTTAACTTGGACTGTAAGAATTACAGGTCCAACAACTTTTTACGATTGTAGCGGTATATATTATTCCAAAACATTACCTTTAGATTTTATCGATTTTATTGATGTTAAAGTGGGAGGCCTTATTGTTCAAACTATATACCCAGGAGATATATATATGAGAAATTATTCAGAATCTGGTGCCCTTATTAAAAATGAAGATACTTTCAACAATAAACTCGTATATTTTGATACCGGAAGCATAATTGGTCAACAGACTGCAAGTGGAGAAACTCTAAATTTTTCTCTATCGTTACCCTTTATTGGTAAGAGTTTTGATAATGAAAGAAGTTTTTTACAAACTGGAACTACTAGTAACGCATTAACCGTAGTAGTTACTTATAGATATTTTACAAAAGACATTTCTGGAAATCTAAACGTTTTAACCCTATTAAGAAATACGGGTACGGGTGTAAATACATCACTAGAAACTAATCTTGTTATTCAAAATCACGTAATTACACATACTGAGAGAAATTTTTTAAAGCAAAATGTTGTAAATAGAGTACTAAATACTTCATTTAATGTATATAGAGATGCTATTACATTTCCAGTGTCTTCTTCCGTAGGCACTACACGAATAGATTTAGATTTGGATTCAGTAAATCTTAATGTATCTCATATTTTATTGTGTTTACACGTTGGAGCTTTAACAGATACTGGAACTAATAAACCTTTACAATATACAAAAGTTAATCGCGGAGGAACCGATGTTAGCGATATATTAATTTCTGAATTAATAGACGCGAGTACTAATAACGCAGCCAATATAGGAAGAACAGGTCATGGTCTATACACGACTGGAACGAGGCGTTTGAGCTCTTCGTGGGGAGAAGCAATATTGGACGTTAGCGGAACTTCAGGTACGGGGAATATAGCAACTCCAGACGTTTTAGGAGTTTTTAGTGGGTGGTTAAGCACTGTGGAACTGTCGTTAGGAAATGAAAATACAGGAGAAATTCCTGCTACAACTTTACATTCTAATCAAGAGGGATTTGGATTGAAATCTGTATCAAAAAATTTTTACGTACTAAAACTTGCTGACAAGGCATTTGGAACTTCAGGTATTCCTTTCTCTCGAATTAAAAATAAAACTTTAACTCTTAATATTTTTAATAAATTTTTATCAAACAATCGATTCGGAACACTCGACTCGACTACAGCACGTAGAAGACCTGTTTTGTATGTAACTGCATGCGGAACCACTTTACAAAATATTACTAATAACTTTACAACATTTGCTTATATTTAGTTTGTTAACTTTTTTAATTCAGGTTTGTTATCTTTTATTTAATTTTAAAATTAATACGTATTAATTTTAAAATTATTTTCTTTTATATATTATAAATATGTCAGGAGCAACTGCGGCGCACGCATCTTATAATGGGTCTGGAACTCAGGGTTTAGCAGTAACTAACAAAATTAACGACACTGGAGACATAATATCTGCAATTTGGGGAAAGGACGACACTACTAAGCAACTTCTGCACGGAGCATCTTTAATTGAAATTCCTGCTTCCGGTGGTGGAACTGCACCAGGTAACATCTATACTTTTACTTTAAATAGTGATATGGACGCAATTGGAGATTTGTATTTAATTGCCACCCTAGGTTTTAGTGCTAACGTCCAAGTGTTTCAAGAACGCGGATTTACTTCGCTAATTAATAGAGTAGAATTTCACTGCGGAACTCAGATATGGCAAACACTAGAACATGACGATTTAGTAGCTTTAAATTCTACAGAACTTTCAGAAAGTGCTTTTGAAAAATATATTTTATCGGCACAGGGATATTTTTCAGACAGTTCGATTAATAGAAAAGCTGAAAATTTCCTTCTTGGAAATACTACTACCCGAGTAGTTAGTTTTAAAATTCCTCTTTTAACTAGAAAGGTTTCTCCAACACTTAACAATTTTTCTAATATCAACGAATCTGGATTTTTAACTGCTGCGGCACCGAATCAAACAATTAAAATTAGAGTTTTTACTAATAGTCTCGCCGATATGATGGCTGAAAATATTATAACTACAGCATCTAGTACAACTTCTACTCTTGATTTGAGATTATACGGAAATCATCTTGTTATGTGTAACGAGGAGCGCGAAAAAATTAGAAATATTCCAGGAGGAATTGCCAAGCGTGTTAAAATAACACAGAATGCCACGCTTTCGTCATTTCCTGCACCTCGGAACGGTGTAATTACTGCTATTATAGATTGCGATCATTTTTCTTTGTATGCTTCTCATCTTATTATTTCTGTACGCGATACGGATTGTCGATTGCAAGACAATGGAGGAATGACTAATGTAGCAGTCGGCGACTCCAATAAGTGTTCTCTAATAGACGCAGACTTGAGATTGAACAACACTTCTTATTGTGGTAGACTCAGTGGAGCTATTATGTCTGGCCCGCTTCCGGATAGTATTGGATTATATGTAAACGCTTTACAATATAGAACTGTAACAATTGTTGGATCAATACAATACGTATTTCCATTATCAAATTGTGCATTTTCTGGAGCAGGTGTCCCATTAAATAGATTCGATAACATTAGAATTACTGTAAGAATTGCTATGGACACCCCAACCGCTTCCGTGGCAACTGAGCTAGCGAAAATATCGGTTACATGTGTCGGTGAGAGTACAGCTTTGTATAGACAGGGCGCTGCTTCAATTTCTATGTATTAAATTAATTTTTAAATTAAAATACTTTATTAAAAATAATTTTAAATTTAATACGTATTAAATTTAAAATTATTTTCTTTTATATATTATAAATATGTCAGGAGCAGTTGCAGCGCA